GACCAGATTTTGTAATAGGTGACGAGTTCGTTGGTCTTCTCGATCTTGTCCCGCTTGTTCTTCGGCTCACGCTCTAACTTGATCTCTCGTCCACCCTCATGGTGCTTGCGAAGAACGTCCTCTGAGATGCCGTATTCTTCAGCAACCTGCTCAATTGGGTGGCAGCATTTTCTGGCGCACCAGAGAATGTCGTCCATATTGTCCCAATCGCTGTCCATCAAGAAGTTATCGACTGTGTCATAGAACGAGCCGACCATCTTTACGGGCGGCGACTGGCCGTCGCTGCTCGTTTCGAGCGTGACCATTTCGGTCCACATCACGCCCATGCCCTTGATGAGCGCCTCCCGAGTCCACTTCTGGCCGTGACGCTTTAAGTCCAATTCCTGCGGGGTCCAGTTCAGGTACTTCTCCATGAGGAGCGCGGTGCCCCTGCGCACCTCTTGCCGCTTCTGCTCCTGCATCACCATCTGGAGAATCTGCATCTGCTCCGGGGGCAGGGTGTTCAGGTCTGTCTCTGGCGTGACGTTGATGCCGACCACTTCCGGCGGCAAGTCCGGATACTCCATCACACTGACGGTTCGAGTTGGATTCCGGTGGTAAATGACCGAGCCGAAAATATCGACCAACTCGAAGACCTTGTTGATCTGAATGCGGAAATTCGGCGGCGCAATGGACGAGTTGTAGCCCTTTTCGCCACGCGCATAGGCGTCCCGCCACATCCAGTTATGCTCACCATCGAAGAACATGCTGGCTTCCTTCGCGTCCTCTGCGAAGGGAGACTTGTACTTCGTGGCGGCTTGAAGTTTCTTGACCCACGTTTGGGTCAGAACGCGGAGAACGTCACTTGCTGCTGACACCGGTTAGCCTCTCCTTGGCACCGGCAGTAGCCGTGGCGGCGGCTGCGGCCTTGTAGATGGCTCTGGTGACGGGGGCAAAATCCCACACGCCCAAGTCCTGCCAGCCGTGATCCCCGTGAATGTCCGGATCGTCCTTGTGGTGAACGGACGGGCGATCCACCCAGCCGGTCGGAGTGAACGTCAGAATCCGAACGGTGGAGTCGCCGGGTGGCGTAATCACAAACCCGACAACAGGGTTGCCGAAGTTGTGAATGTCTGTCGAAAAAAGAACCGTATCCCCGATGTTGGGGACCGGCATCTTCCAGTTTGGGTTACCCATTGTTGTTAAATCCTCCCGAGGTTGGTCCCAAATTTACATAGTTGCCGTTTTCGCCCCCAAGCGACTTTTTGCGCCGCTCCACCCACCGGACCCACCACGGCTCAACTTCCGCCATGATGGGCGGCTTGTAATACTTCGGGCGGTAGGCACAGAGATATTCAAGACACTGCACCAGATGGCACTCGCCGCGCGTGTTTGGTACGTCAGTCACCACGGCTACGCCGGAAACGTAGTTCACCTTCTTGCGGTAGCGGCGCATTTCCCGCTCTAAATCTGGACAAGAGTTCGACAAGACGCGGATCGTGGGGAGTCCGCTGGGCTGGATATGCAGCGACATGCGGGTGGCCTCGGTGCGGGCTGGTATGTCGTCACAGCCCGACAGGAACGAACTGCCCGTAACTTGGGAGCGGATTTTTCGGGCCACCAACTGCTCTGTGTACTGCTCACTGGGGAGCCTTCCAGAGCCGATGTCTCTTAATCTGGCCCCGTGTGCGTCAATGATGAACGCATGGAAATGCAGGTCTTTGACCTTCTTCTCGAACTCCTCGCCAAATATCTGAGCGTTGCACTGGCGAATGTAGAGTTGGTCGTAGATCAGAACGAAGTCTTCTTTGGGGGGGACTGCGGCGAACAGCACGGCCGTGACCGAATGGCCGGGGTCGATCACCGCATACCGGCACCAATCTTTCGGCACTTGGCCGTTCTCCAGCATCGACCGCTCGAACCCATGGGTCCGATTGTCGAAATTGGGGTACATCAAGACACTGTCAACGATGAAATCGCCTTCGGCACGTTGCCGCAGCGTGTCCGGGCCTACTGATGCCCACCGCTCAAGGCTCTTCTGCTTCTCCCGCTCATCGAGGTAGTTGTTGTCGAGAAACCGCAGTTTGAAGGACTGGATGCTGGACTCCTCGCCATACAGTTGCTCCTGCTCGTCCGCACGCTCCTTCATGCCCAGCAAGGCGTTATTGGTGCTATGGGGCATAGCGCTCCACGCAAATACTCCCTTGCGGTCGATAAGGCGGGCCAGCATCTCCGGAACCCAATTTTCATTGTTAATGTCCTCGTCGATGTGACAACGTGTGGCACTGAACCCCTGTACAGGGTCGCCCTCGCTACTGAAGAAGTAGATCGTCCAGCCCGTGTGCAGGGTGGCTGACTGGATGCAATTTGCCGCCTTGTTCACCCAAGAGATCGACTTGACCAGACGACTGGGGATTAGCGGCGGGGCAGGGATGGCGTCGAGGCGGCGGTCACCGTCGATCTTGGGGTCGAACGTCCTCCATTCGCCAGTAGTAAGGTCTTTGATTATCTTGAACGCACCGGGCTTAAAAAGCATCGGGTACACGACAAGACCTATGTGGCGGTAGTCTTTCCCGACAATCACCAAAATACCGTCTTTTTCAGGGTATTTCTTGTACGGATCGGCGTTGCAGACAGCCCTCGCGTCCTCGACGAACGTTGACAGAGACTTGCCGCTGCGATTGCCACCGATGACCAGAATCTCACTCGCTCGGCACTTGTGGATTTTCTCCTGCATCGGGTTCGGTCGGTAGAGTTTCAGGCTCTCCACCTCCCGCTCCTTCAATTCCGCCTGCAATTCCTTGATCCGGTCCACTTGATGCTGGGTCATCGAGGGGATATTCGGAATCTTCGGCGGTGTCGCCATCGGGTGCTTCTTCGATTTCTTTGGCATCTATCACCATCTTGTGTGTGAGAACTGCGGCCCTAAACCGTTCCTGCAACTCAACCTCCAACTCCTCTTCTGTCCACAGGGTTAGGGGTTTCTTGGCCCCGCCACTGTCTACGTTGTTCTGGATTAACCGGCAGACTGTTTCGAGCATCTTGTTGCGCGTGCTACTGCCCGGTTTAGAATCGTAATACTGCTTCACCATGATGGCGGCGAAGCCTGCCACCCCGCCGAAATACTCGCACACCTTCTCCACTAATTCAGCAGAGTGCGGGACATTCGACCCGCCGACTTGGGCGAGTTTGGCGTAAATATCTACCGCCGACGACTCTATTTTTTGTAACGCCTGCTTCCGCCGGACCTTGGCCCGCTTCTTCTGATCGCGGGACTGGGCACGGTAGCAGGGCTTGCAGACCCCCGAGAGGGAGCCGTCCTTGTGCTTGTGGAAATTCTCCGCGTCGAGCGGGAATTCCACGCCGCAATGTAAACACGGTTGGGACATGCCCGTAAATGATAACAGCCTGCCGGGGTGAGCGGCAGGCTGTTATGCGGTAATTACTTTGGGGACACGATTAGATCGAGTCGCCAATGAGGTTGACGCGGAGCGTGGTCGTTGCAGCGATCACGTTGGCACCGAAGACGAGCGAAGCACCGCTCGACACCGAACCCGACGTTGCCGTACCCAGCGTGACCACCTTCGTGCTGGTGTTCACACTCGACACGGTCGTGCCAGCCGCGATGTTGGTTCCCGACACGGTCTGACCGGCCGAGATACCCGCAACGCTGGTCACCGTCACCGTCGTGGCACCCGACGAGGCCGAGGCCGAGGTCGTGGTGGTCACGCCAGCCGTGCAGTTGTGGCCGATGATGCGGCCCGAACCACTGGTGGTCTGGACGGCACCAGCGGTGCCCGTGATTTCCACCGCAACGCCCGGAGCAATCGCAGCCGCCGTGGTCTTGCTGACGGTGACCGGACCCTTGACCACCACCCACACAACGTCGTTGTTGCGGACGGTGATGAGGGGAGTCAGGTACTCGTCCACAACGCCGACCGCACGGCCAGCACCACCGGTCGTGGTGTCCGCGACAGCCGAGAACTCCGCGAGGGGGCTACCGGCATCGAACGCGACCACCTTACCGGCCAGCGTGTCGCCAGAGCAGTCGGCACCCTTGTACCGTGCGCCCACGGCGTAGACGAGGCGATTCGAGTAACGCACGCCCGTGCTGGGCTGAACGTCCTGAAACACCTTGACCTGACCAACGATCTCGCTACCGGCAACCGGCAGGAGGTCACCGTTGAGTTCGATGAGTTCGCCGCTGAGAAGCGTGGCTCCACGCCGCCAACCCGGATCGGAAAAAATGCTCGACATGGGGACTTATCTCCTTGGATTACGTTGCGACGAAGCCATCGTTCACGGCACTGGCCGGGGCAGTGGCATTGCTGATCCCAGCCAACTTGAAGAAATTTCTTGGGCTGACAAATTGCAGGTTGCCGAGGGTTGAACAAGCGTACCTGTACGACTGCGTTTCCTCTGAAAAATACGGCCCTTCGGCCATGAAAAGTTGGTTTTCGAGGCACCGCAGACGCATGTTTCCGATTGACAATCCGTAGCCCACACCGGGGGGTACAGCCGCCTCATGCGCGATTTCCACGCCGTCCTGTTCAAATACATCGCTGAAGCCATAGGAGCGAAGGCCGTTCTCGCGGGTGACAATCGCCCGCTCCTTGCTCTCCAGACTGTTGAGGTACTGGATGAACAGTTTCCGGTCGAGAACGACCATGTCGATCTGCGACTCGCGGGTATCATTGCGCTTGCACTGCACGATGCCCTCGCGGACGGCCATCACGCAATTCTCCTGCCAACTGGAAGTACCCTTCCATGAAGTCGAATTGTAATTAATTACAATCGGGGAGTAAAAGTCAAACTCACTGTCCACGGCGCAGTCCGGGAACGTCCCCGTGGTGGAGTTCAGGCGACCGCCGCCGTAGTAACCCAACTGCGTCGAAAGGCCAGCGTAGTTATCGGTCGGATAGCCGAACCGGTCTGCGGCCCGCTGCGGCGACGAGTTGCTTTGCTGAGCGACGGCAGAATTAGACTCGTCGATGGTACCTTGGTACC